ATAAAACCCTGCTAACTTTAATACAGCTCTGCTCATAGCTCTTTTTTCAGCCATCTCCATTACATACCAGGAGTTAGTATTTCCGTCTTTAAATGTATTGCCTTTTAAAGCACTACCAAAAGTTTCTATTTCTTTATTACCCATTTTAGCTTTTGCTTTAACTACTGCAAATGGTGGCTCACATCTAATTACCTCATATTGTATAGAAATATCTATGTTTGCTTGTATCTTATCAATACCTGCTCTAGTAATAATTTTATAATGTTGATGAGAAAATACATCTTCATTCGTTAAATTATTTTCCACAAATAACCTATTTAATATATCTTGTTTAGTTTCCTTCATACTATTTATTATTTAAGTTTAATATATCACTTAATCTATCGTATTCATCTAATCTAAATGAGCCGACATTTTTAAGTTTTGACAACATTGTAGGGTAACTCATACCCATAGCTTCAGCGAGTTCTATTTTATTAACCTTGTGGCTAAACATAGCATACTCTATAGCTTCTTTACGTTTTTTATTCATAACTATACGTTTAAAATTATAGCACAATAATAATAAATCTTTTTAATATCAAATAAAATTTATTACAATAGTTATTAACATTCGTATTGTTAATAAATAAAAAGAATAGTTAATTTAATATAAAGATTATTTTACATATATTTGTTGTATTAATTTAAAAAACATATAAAAATGAATAAAGATATTATACAGTTAGCTTTACAATCTCTAAAAGTTTCTTTAATGAAACAAAGGATAGATAATAGAAATAAAGGCTATGATGATTTAACTTCTAAATTATTAGAAGAAGTTATAGAACATCAAAAAGAATTAGATGAAATAGAAACACCTAACGTAATTAAATTATATAGCAATGAATAAAACAATTAACTTTAAGTATATAAATACTGAAACCGAAAAGGGTTTAAAAGAAGCTGTAGAATTTGAAGCCAATAATCCAGGATGGAAAAGGATTACAGACAGCTTGGCATTAACTTGGGTATATGAACAAACTATAAATGAATAATACTATGAATAATTTTAATTTTAAATGGGGTACTCATAAACAGATTCTTTATGATTACCTAAATGCAGGAAACACAATTACAACTAGAGATGCTATGATAGATTTGGGAATAGGTGACTTACAAGGCGTTATAAGGGACTTAAAAGAAGCAGGAGTATATATAGAAACCACAGACAAGAAAGTCCCTACAAGGTACTCTAAAAAGGACGGTAGCACTAAGTATGCTCATATAAAGGAATATGCTCTTAGTAAAGTGGGATGTAATGTTAATACATATAATTTAAAAACAGATGAAGAACAAAAGGATTGGCAAGAGTTTTTAAAGACACCAATACCACAGAAAGGGATAGAAGATATGAAAAATAGGCATCAAGAAACCCATAGTGGAACGTGGTCTGGTAGTGGTATTGACGCAGGAACGGTATCCACTTTAAGAGAAAAGATAGAAAGAACTAGATAATAAAAAGGGACATAGAGAACTAAATGAGGGAAGGTGATGACCTTATATAAAATCCCTCCTATGTCCCCCTCTACTATTTTAATTTCTTTATCAACTCTTTGAACTGTTCTCTCATACTTTTAATATCATAAACTTTCTTTTGTTTATCATTATAAGTATAATAAGCACCGAGTTCAATTTTTTCTTGGTAAATATGTTTTTCCATATATACAATTTAGTTATAACTCCATTAACAAATTTATAGGTAATTTTCCGTTATTCAAAACAACGGCACAACCTATTGCGGGTTTTTTACCTGCCTTAGCATACGCAAAACTATATTCTGAAAAATTTATACCACATCCAACTTGTAAGCCAAATACTCTAAAATTCTGTCCTACATAATGTTCGCAGTATGCTTGTGTGTGTAAATGACCTTGTACGGTATTCATCATATCAGCTCTGCATTTTGTTCTAGCAGTTCCTCCCTCTCCGTGTATATATTGAACACCATCTTTTACATATCTTTCTACAAAATTCCATCCAGGAACTTCTAATACCTCTTTATAACTTTTAATCCATTTGCTAGGAATAGCAGAAGTTTGTGCTTTTCGCATAACCATTCTATCGTGATTTCCTATAATTACAGTAGCTTTAGGAAATGCTTTATACCAACGAGATATTCTTTTAATAGACAGCTCTAGCTCATCAGCTCCTCCCATTCCATCTGCTGACGTTTCATGATATGAGGAAAAATGGTTGTCTAAACAATCTCCAATAAATACAACTTCGCTACAATCAAAGTCATCATATTTAGAGATACAAAAATCAAGGTATTTATCTAGGCAAAATGGCTCGTGTAAATCGCCAATAACTAAGACGTTATTTAATCCGTTGCCTTCGGATTGGCGTATATCTTTTATTAAGTCATGCTCTGACTTGGTTAATCTAAGCCGATATTCTTTTAATTGTTTTATAGTATTATTTTTTAACCTTCTCTATACTTCGTCCTCCAAAGTATGCTCCTATCACCGTTATTAATGTTAATTGAAGTAAGTCTATCCAAGTATCTTTAACTTGAAAATCTATAACTCCACCTTCAATAAAAATTAGCAGTACAGTAGATACTACTAAAAAAGCTAGTGTTAAAGGTCTGATGTTAGCAGGTAGCCACCCTGCTTTTGAATCTGCTTCCCATCTTCTAGTTATTTGTTCTTCTGCATTTGCTCTAGCTTCAAGGAAGATTTGTTCAAATTTAATTTTTAATTCTTTACGTTCTTCGTCAGTAGTTACAACATTATCAACAAGTTTATTAACATCTAAAGACATATTGCCAAATAGTTTGCTTAAGAATTTCATATAGAATTGTATTTAATTAAAGGTCTGTATTTTGTTTTGTTATTATCATCTTTATAAGCTACTAATACCTGCCTTCTATTGTTAGTTATTTTATAGCTTAAATGAATCCAAGCAGGACTAGTAGGGTCGCTTGTTGCTGTGCTATCCCCAAATTCCAATATACATTGGTCGAAGTCAATATCTAAATCTATTAGTGCTTGGTATATCATTAGGTTATCCATACGTCCTCTTTTGACGTATTGAATATCTACTGCTTCGCATTTAGTATGCTGTGATTTATTGCTACCACCAATAGCAGTATTTAATTGTGGTGACCTATAGCCACTTGTAATCCTCAAAGCTCCAATACGGTCACGTAGTAACTGGAGGACTGAAGTGGCTAATATAGTCAGTTTCATTATTCCCTCTTTAGAGGGCGTGTTATCTATTCCTAATCTTAATGCTGTGTTAGATTTTATTAGCTCTTGTAGTGTAAAGTTTTTTGATAATTTCATTCAAATTTAGCTAAGTGAATCTTCTCTATTTCTTTTTGTATTTCCTTTCTTGTTGCTTCTAACTGCATCATTATATTAGCTTCAAATCTAGTAATCTCATTACCGTTGTCAAATATAATAATAGTAGGAACAGAAAGGATTTTGTGTTTGTCTTTTAGTTCAGGACTGTGGCATATAATCACGTCTGATTTTTCACAGTCATTTAGCTCGTCTATATTAAAGCTATTTTCTGCGTTCCATTCACTATTGAAATGAATCACTGATACTTGCGACACACACAAACCTACAGCAAAAAAGAATAATGCTATTAAGATTTGTAATATGTAACCTAAATTCATAGTTACTTTTTTAAGTTATAAAGTCGGCTGTCTATAGTATTTAATTTATCTTCTATAGCATCTAACTTTTTACTATTGCCCATTATAGTAGTACGCACCAATTCATCTTTAAGTTCGTATTCTTTAGCATTTACCCAGTTGCCCTTTTCAAGAGCTTTTTTGTTTTCTTCAATATCTGCTTTAAGAGTAAAATAGCTACCTGATACTGATACTGCCATAGCTATTACTATACCAATCGTTTTTAAATCTAAAGTTAATTCCGACTTTTCGCTTATTTTCATCTCTTACAATCTTTACGGTCTGCTAATCCTTGAGCTACTATAAGACCTAAAGCTAATATGATTATGTTATTTACTTCTTGGTCGTTTATTCCTATGCTATCAGAAAAAAGCAATAAAGCTAATGTTCCAAAAGCATACCAAAATTTTTTACTTGCTGTGATTTTTTTTACAATTTCCATATTTAATCTATTTTAAATTTGATTTCACCATTTTCTATATAAATCCCATTTGGCTTTCTAATTTCATTACCCATAAGATTATATAGGTTATTATTTAATTTACTCTTGTCAAGTTCTATAATAGCTGTATTGCATGGCAACCCTGTAAGGCAGTCCAAATACTCAGTTATTATAAACTCAACGTATTCTATTTCAACTACTGTATCATACACAATAGTATCAACATATTCTATTACATCTACGTACATAGTGTCTAGCACTTCTGCATAAACCGTATCAGTTATATATATATATTCAGGCACAAGTGTTTCTATCTCTAGCGTATCTATTACGATTTGAGTTAGATATTCTGTCTGTATTATTGTATCAAAAATTATTTCATATTGTATTATAGGAATCTCTACAAATACAGTATCACAAGTTTCTCCATAGGCATTACAATCTCCTATTGTTGTAGCATCTGAGCCATTTTCATCTGAACCATCAACACAATCACTCCAACCGTCATTAAGGTAAAATACACCATTAAGACCATTAGGGACGCAACCAAGTGGACTATAAGAAGTCCAGTTGCTTTCATCATCTCCACAATAGAAACCACCTTGCTCGGCACATAATTCACAATTTGATTGACTAAACGCATAACTTGATAATAATAAAAATAATAATACTAATTTTTTCATACTTAAAATACTAAATAATTAAAGCCAAATTTGGACTCGTATAATGGCTTATTCCAATATCTTTGATGAGTCCCTTCTATAAATACTCCTAAATGTTTTGTGACTCTATAACCTAATATCATTCCTGAATCCCAATCTAGCTTATTTAAGCCATCTCCATACTCAAAGGAATAATCATCTAACCCATAGTGAAAAGGCATTACATTTGCCCATATATGTAACCAAAACTTAGGATTGTAGCTATAGTAAGCCACTCCAAACACAGCAGAAAGCTCATTTTGTGAGCCTAGAGCATCTAACTCTCTTTCGTTGAACTCCGCTATAGCTTGACCAAAATAATGCTTGTAGAACTCATCATTTGACGTTGCTATCACTTCGCCCTCTTTATACCAGTGCCATCTGCCATTAACAAATTGGCTAGAATATCCAAAATCTGAAGCTAATTGTTGGAAAGAAGTTTGTCCAGGAATCCAGAAATCTTCTATAGGATTTATGCCATAGGGGTCATGCATCCTAAAATTAGCACCAATAGTAAAGTCAAAATTGCCCTTTTTTATTCTATATCTAGAATCTATTGAATTGTACCTTAAATCTACTCGTTGATTGTCAGTATATTGTATTTTAGTTACACATCTGTTTCCAAGATATCTAAGCCAAAAGTTCTGCTCAGTAAACTTATCGGAACGATTACGTATAAATGAATAATTAAGCAGATACTCCCAACCATTAGAATTACCAATAGTAACATTATCTGCAACAGCTTTTTCAGTTCCATAATACCAGGTTTTTACTTTATACTCATAATCAAATCTAGCAATCTTACGAATACCAATAGTTAGGTTATAGTCATAAGGATTTACTTGTGTTATATCTTGATACCCTTTAGCGATTGCTTGATAATCTTCTGATTCTATCATAGAAGTATTCATACTCATAGAAGTATAAAATGTAGAATACTTAAAAAAGCCACCTTGACTAAAGGTTAAAAAAGGTAATAATAAGAATAGATATTTTATCATAGTTTTATTATTGTATAAGATATATGTATAACTGCAGTAAAATCAGCAGAAAAAGCTCCGTCTGAATTTACCTTTAGAGGTTGATTGTCGAAATAAACACCCGATATAGGCTCCATAAATATACTATTGGTATTACTAGCTGTCCTACCAAACATCCACCTGTGTAAAGTACCAAACGTATTGCCACCACTTAAACTAGGATTTCCATAAGCAAATACTAATGCTTGTCTATTTGTTTCTGTGCTACTAACATAAATACCATCAACTAAAATGTTATGAAACATAATGCCCAAACCACTACCAGGTGCAGCTATTAACTCTACAGGAGTAGTATGTAGTGCTAAAACTTGTGCATTAGATAGAGAAACTGACTCTACAGCTATAACATTTTTAGCTTCTATTCTTTTACTTGTTCCCTGTGCTGACCCAGTTGTATCTGAGGCATCTACAACCATTAATAAATCATCCTTTGCTGGTTGCTGTGCTAGTCCTGATTTGTCGGTTAATCTTTGTCCTGCCATTATTTAATTTTTTAATATAATTTTTTAACTTTTTAAAATTCTCCAAGCTACTCGGATATGTTCTTCTCTTAACAGTCATAAGTAGTAATGTTTGCTCCTTGTAAAAAGTTCTTCATTCTATTACTTATTGGTGCTACATCAAGATTCATTCCTGCGTAGTAGTTTCTTGTAGTAGGAGACATTTCTCCTGCATCATTATTACTAGCATATTCAGGAAATGCTGAACTACCTTTGTCTGTTAAATAATCTATCAATCTTTGTCTATAAAACTGTGCAGCATCTGTAGCCGTATCCATTAATGGCTTTATATCATCATAAGTAGCACTAGAAGATTGTTCTGTTGCTCCCATTACTACAACTGCATTATTAACAAAACGTAACCTTAAATAAGGTGCTAGTTGAGAAAATGAAAATTGAACTAATGCAGGTTGTATATAGGTTTCCATTAAGGTCTTATAATCTCCTGTTAGAGTACCTCCATTTATTTTAGTTTTAAGAGCTTCGTATAAATCAGTTCCAAGAACAGGTAATATGTTCATATCCTGAGCTAATAGAATATAAGGCATTATAAGGTTGTCATCTACTGAGCCACCTAAAGCCGTATCTTTTTTTAATCTTGTTGCTGATATAAATAATGTGTGTTGTATTGCCATATTTAAACGTCTTTAGCTTTTGAATAATCTAGTGATTTAGTCTTACCTCTATTATCTTTAACTACTGCTTTAGTTTTCAAAGAATTATATGCTTGTGTTACTGGCTCTTCACCTTTACCTGATACATCCATAACAAAATCAAACTCAACTGTATCAATAGGGTCAAATCCTGAAGTCCTTGCTTTATTATTATAATAAACTTCTGCATAAGCAGTAGCTGAGGTTGTTTTTCTTACGTTATAAACTATTTTATATATACGGTGGTATGCCTCTTGAGATTCTACACCGTGTGAACTTGTATATGCTATTTCTAATGCCATAATTTTAATTTATTTTCTACCTGGATATTTCCACCAATTATTACTTGCGTTTGCTGCTTGAACTGCGTCCTTTATTCCTCTTGGTTTTGGCTCGTAAGTTTTAGGTATTGATGATGTTTTTTTATAGTCATCTAATCCCTGTCCTTCTTTTAGCTCACTACCTGCTTTAAGGCGATATAAAACTATCTTCCAGGCGTGAGTACACCAAACTCCTCCTTTGAACTTGAAAAGGTCATACTTTCTACCTTTATGTCCTAGTTGTTTATTAACACCTGCTCTACTAGCTGCGTCAATATCTTCTAATCTATATACAGTTCCTTCTCCTGATAATCTCATCATATTTCTACAAAACAATCTTGATGTTCCTGTTTTAGTTGTTCTTTTACTCTTTTTAAAATACTTAAATCGTATTTTATAATATGATTTATCTAAATAACTAAATCCGTCAGGTTTTGCTGATATTTCATCTGCAAACTCTTTTTTTTCTTTAGGCATTATAAATGTATCTGCCCAATCCTCGTAGTCATCTACATAATCTTGCTCATCTACTACTTCCCATTCATCTAAATCTATCTTTTCTCCTTTTAAAGCGTTAAATACATCGTCAAATTCGTCATCTGATAAGTCAGCTCTAACGCCCTCTATTTCTTTAACTTTTTTTTTTGCCCAACTTTGTCCTGCATCGCCTCCCCATAATGCCCAAGCTATTCTACCTGCACTTGGATATCCTTCTTCTCCAGGATAAAAACCTTCAGCTTGTTTATCTACTTCGTGCCTTGCAAAAAAACTGTTCATACGAGAGATAGTGTCTAAACTAAGATTGTCACCGTTTTTTATGTTTGTGGCTCTTGCGACAGCTACCTGAGTCCCTCCTCTGCCATATTCTCTTCGCCATTCTAAACCTTTTATAGCTTCTTCTACCATACCACCTGTAGGTTTAGTGTCTATGTCTTGTAAGTCTTTAAATTCGTGTTTTAATTCTTCTGTATTTATATCTTCTTTTGTAACACCTTCTTTTTCTTGGTCTTCTTCAGATTGTGTCTTAGTAACTTCTAAATCAATGAAATCAGCAGGTTTAAGCGATTTAAAGTACAAATCAAGGTTTATGTCATTAACTCTAAATATCTTCTCTAAACCCTTTAAAAGCGTATTCTGGAAGGGAATGATGATTGAATTATTAAATAATGAATATGCATCCCTCAGTTCGTCAGCATTATTACCAAGTCCACCACCTTCTCCACGTATTCCAAAAAGGATTGGTGATGTAACTCTATGTCCTGCTAAGATTTGATTAACGGCTTGTTTACTCATACCCTCCCAAGCTGACTGAGCGTCATTCATTTGGATAGGTTCTATAACAGGTGCAGTTTCTTTACCGTCATTAAAAGTAATAAGTATTTTACCTGCATTACCACTACCTGCAAATTTAGCGTTTAATTGTCTTTCTATAGTTCTTCTTTCTTCTTCAGTAGGTATACCGTTAGAGAATCCAACGTGCATACTAGGAGTCATTCCTGACGTTATATTAGATAAATGAAACTGAGCAATCTCTAATTCCATTTGAATCCAGTCAGTAGCAGCTACATAATCAGGAGCAAAGCCATAGAATAAAGCAGGGTTTTTATCTCTAATCATTAAAATCTGACTAGCTTGTGTTCTATCTTCTGTATTAAATGCAGGATATGCTCTTGGTTTGTATTCTGCTTTTCTTGTTTTAGACCAATCAGCAGAGTAGTAGTAGTGTCTTATTTCTCCGTCTATCATTTTACCACTACGGATATATTGAGCAGGAATATGTAACATTTTAGCTATCTTACTTCTATCCCTAGACCAAATGACATTAACATAACACCCTCCAAATAGCTTTAAGTCCATCGCTAGGTCTTTTAATACATCATCATCAGAATTATGTAAAAGCTCTGTAAGTCGCAAATAAGATTCTTTTGTGTCTGTGTTGTCATCTGCATTGGTAGCAGCTAATCCTTCGCCATATATCATAGCACCTATTGACTTAACTAAAGCACCATTAATAGCACTTCCTAAGAATAGTTCTAGTAGATAGTTAGGGTATAAGTTATCTTGTCCGAAATTTACCCAGTCATTCTTAGTATCTTCTACTAAATGAGGTATGTTATAGTGGCTTAATTTTACTAAATCTAAATTCATAATTATATTGTTACATAAACGCTTTCTGTGTCTGCGTCATTAGTTTTGTATTCTGAGTATGTTACTGACTCTCTATTTGTTCCGCCTCTTACATTAAATAATCCTGTGTATAATTTTGTTAATCCTGACTTATCAAGATTAGAAGCAGAAGAATTATTATATATTTCTAAATCATAAAATCCTAAAGGATAATCAGTATCTCCTATAAATATAAGACCAGTTGTTAAATTTTCATCTGCTACATCATTTCTAAGTTGATAAAAAAATAAAGCTGCTCGTGGCTTAGTTGTTTGACTAAAAATAGTAGGAATAAATGCTTTTTCTTTTCTTGTTAATTGGCTTTTAATTACCCATAAAGGAGTATAAGTAATTGTGCTAACTATATCATATATATTGACATAAGCTGCAAATGCCACATTACTACTAGATGCAAAATTTTGAATCATTGTTCTATAAAGTATTTATTCATTAATTCAGGATAATTTAATTTTAATGAATCTAAAGCATCACTATCAAAATTATTTATATCTCCTATAAATTTGTCTGCGTATTCTGGTTTAATTCGCCAAGCCACTATTCTTTTTCTTTTTAGGTTTTTCTTCTACAAATAAACTATTTCTAATACTTTCGTTCAATCCTTGTATTTGCTTTTGTGTTAATTCATCTAATGGGATATTGATATTATCAACACTTTTACCTTCCCATTCTTTTTTAAGTTTCCAAGCCATAGTATTTTATTATAAATATAAAAGTTAGGATATTGTTTTTTAATGTACAAAAAAAGGGGCATAAAACCCCTTTCTTTATCTATTTAGAGTAACGATTAAGTTCCTACAGTAATAGTTAAGTTAGCTTCATCAGTTAATCCATCGAATGGATATTTAGCTGTAGCAGCACCTGCACTAGCAGGAAGCTGTATTAAAGCGTTCTTTTCTTCTGCACCCCATTCTATTGTGTATCCACTCATATCTCCTTTAGCAGTTCCTGTTACTACTGTGCCACCAGTTACATAACAACCACCGTCTATTCCTAATAAATAAACATTGTCGTTAGCATCTTGAACAAAGATTTGACTTCTTGAATAAGCCATAAGTCTTAATTCATTAGTCATATCGTGGTCTATTTTTTGTAAAACTACAGAAAGTGTTTGCTCAAAGAAAGTAGTACCATTAGCATTATCAGAATTTATATTAACCGTAAGACTAGAAAGATTCTGTACTAAATCATATTTAAAGACTTCAACCGTACCACCGCAACAAGACCAAGTAGCAAAACCTGCTGTTGTCATTTCAGTAGTATTGATTGTAGCCACAGCAGAAACATTGTTGCTGTATGATTTAGCAATATAAATAGCTTTTAAACCACCTATACTATCTTTGCAATCTATCAATCGTCCTCTTGTTATATCACAAGCCATATTATTATATTATTAAAAGGTTAATAAAAAGGGGGTATATTTCAACCCCCTATTTAAGGTCATTTTAGAATATGCAACCAACTACTCCGTCAGTTCCAATTCCTGATTGAACACCAATTCCAAAGTTCATTACAACTCTAATGTTGTCTGAGCCATCATAAAGGTAAGTAGGTATGATAGAAGCTTCTAACATATCAGTTCCTAAATTAGAACCTACTACTAAGTTGTCTTTATAAGTTGCAACAATAGCATCATCTGGCATACCAGGACATCTGTAAATAGGGTGTCCTAAATAAGATAAACCATCAGGAGATAGTGTTAAACCTAAATTGTTAATACCTTGTCCATTAGCTGTACCTGCTAAGAATTGTGCATAGAAACTAAACATTTTGTTGTTCATATAGAAACCAAACCCTTGTTTAAATTCTAATCCTGGATGAGTACCTGTTACACTAGCATATACTGTTGCTAAAGCATCATCTATATTAGCTGCTGTAGTAGCTGCTCCAGTATTCATTGTTACTTGTGTAAAGTCTGCACAAGCTGAAGCATTAAGACCATTTTGGTCGAATACACCGTCATCAGACAAGAATCCTGCACCAAAAATATTATTTGCATCTGCAACCCAAATACCGTTTTCTATTTGTGCAGCTGCTTGACCTGCTACAACTTGTAACAAGAAATCTTCAAATGATTGTGGAAGTCCACCATTTTGAGTCATATTTTTTCCAACCCAAGTAGGATAAAGAGTTTTTCGGCATACCTCACGATTTACTTTTAAATCAGTTACAGTAAGCACTCTTTCTCCTAATGTAGTAGTACCTGCATCATTAAATGCACACGCAGCAGCTACAATAGGGTCAGTAGTAACTAAACTACTAATTACCGCTTTACTTGTTAAACCATCCATTTGTCTTACATATCCTTTTGCAATCGTGTCGTTAGATTTGACCGCAGCAGTAACATAAGGCAACGCTTGTTCTCCTGCATAAGTAGTAGCAGGATTTACTGTGATATCAAAATCACGTCTTTTGCTCAATAGAGCAGATTTTTTATTTGCCATTTTTAAAATTATTTAGTGTTAATATAATACGCTGCCCTTTCATCTGCTGAAAGTTTAGCCAAATCCATAGTAGAAGTAGTGTTTGTTCCTTCAGGATTGTATGAAATACCTTCCGTAGCAGGTTCGCCACTCAATTCTACTATTTTACCTTTAAGTTCTTCTATTTGTGTCATAAGTTCCCCTATAACTTCTGAACTCATTTCTGTTTTATCTTCTTCTTTTACTTCTTCTGTATTTTCTTCAGCAGAAAGTTCTTCTGTTTCTTCTTCTGCTTTTTTGCCAAAAACTTTATCTTCTAATTCAGCAACTCTATCTTTTAACTTTTCGTAAGTTTCTGCCCAATCAGCTTTTTCAGCAGGAGTTTCACCTGGCTCATCAAACTCTTCTTTTGTTTCTTCTTTTACTTCTTCAGAAAGTTCTTCCTCAGATGCTTCAACATCTTCAGCTTCTTTTTCTTCTCCTAAGTCAAGGATTTCAGATTTATCTCCGATTGTCATTTTGTTGCCATTTTCCATAGTGTAGCTACCTGCTTCTAATGCAGACGCTTCACCATCATCTCCAACAGCAAATACTTTAGAGCCAATCATAAATTGCTCATCTTCCGTAGCAATAATACGACCATCGTCTAATTTCATTTCAGCGTAGAATTTTACGCTATAAGATTTTGGTTCATTTTTCATTTTTAAGATATTTAAGATTTTTTCTATTGTTCCCATAACATTAATAAATATAAAGGTGTTTAAATTGTTTATTTCTTTAGTACTTTACTGTCCTATTTTTGATGGCTGCACAGACCTTAGCAGCAGTTTCTTTATTGCCGTATTGTTTAATTTGGTCTCGCATACAATCATCCCAAGAATACTTTAGCATAGCTTTTTTCTTAGCATAAGCAACGTATTCTAGCATCTTGTATTTTTTCTTGCGTTTTTTTCTACCTGTTTTAGTATACAATTCTTCTTTCATAGTAGCAGAAGAATGGTCTGCACAAGGCATATATAACTTAACACCATCAACAGTATGAGGATGTGAACCTGTACAACCTTTAAACATTTCAGCATAGATTTCAGCTTCTTCTTTTGTTCTAAATAAAGGCTCACCATCTAAAGCACCTACAGGATTAAGTTCATTCTGTAGAATAATGTCTTTTATTTTGCCCATCATTACCTCATCAGGACAATCTTCACAAACCTCGTCTAAAATATCTATTTCCTTAGATGCTTCTATTAGTTTGTCTGTAAAATATCCTTCTATACTAAATCCTCTAACTTCTTTATTTTTAATAGCTTCCCATATTTCAGGATTATTTTCAGCACTTACTTGAACAAACCAAGTGCCAACAGGCAAATTATTAAAACCATACATATTAGATTTATCGTATTTTTTATCTTCTTTAATCCACGATTCTACGACAGTTAAACCTTGAACAGGCTCTTTGTGTTCAAGCGTGTGATTATTGTTGTTTAAACTAGACATAAATAGCTTCTGTGCTTGTTTAATAGTTTCCTTAGTAAAGAATACGTCATATTCTTCATTAGTATCTTTGTCTAATCTAGGAATCTTTTTATCAGGTATTAAAATTGCTCCTACTAATTGCTTTTTTTCTTCATCTACTTTAGCAAGTGATAAAAAGTCATTATTAAAAAACACAAAGTTTTCTTCTATTGCAGGAAATTTAACAACTGAAATAGCATCTACACCAAACATATCTGCCGTTTCATCTATAATAAGTTCTATAAGTTTTTTCTTTTTCTTTGCCATAATACTAATAAATATAAATTGTTGTTTTTTGTTTATAATGTTGCCTGTATTTCTAGTTCTTCTTGTAATGCCTGACTATTGCTAATATCATTTTCTACTACAAACGCCTGAACAGGTTGCTGTGATATGTCAGGTGGAGATATAGCGTCTATGTTAGGAATTAATCCGCCTATTCCTCCTGTTTGTGGAATGTCTACTTGTGCAGTTGCATCTTGACCTGACGAGCCAGGAACATTAGCTTTTGCTAGTATTTTTTTAGCACTTGCAATACCTGTTAAAGCAGCAGTAACTCCTGTAGTAATAGCAACTAAATTACCAGGAAAAGGTACAGCTTGTGCAGCTTTTATTGCTCCTGCTACGGCTTGTGCCGTGTCTATAAGTATATTTGTAAGAGCAGTAGCTTTAGCTATTTTACTGCCTTCTCCTGAAAGTTGACCTATTGCAGTTAATAAACCTTGTGCGGCTTCTATTTTGGCATCTCTTTCGCCGTTTGCAATTTTAATACGTTCTAGTGCTTCTTTTTGTTCTAATTCTGTTTGTTTTTGTGCTTCTGCCTCTTGTTGGTCTGCTAATTTTTTTTGCTCATCTATTGTAGCTTTAATAGCATCTGCGTGTTCTTTTTCTAACATTGTTAGATTTCTTTTTTGCTCAGAGCTTTGACTTGTTATTCTTTCTTCTAAATCTACTAGCTCTGTTTTAGCATTAATTAAAGCAACCTCTAAATCAACATTAGTTTTATTTCGGTCAAATTCCATTTGAGCCAAATCAATTCTTTTTTGTGCTAATGCTTTTTCTTCATTAAATTGTTTTTCTAAAATTTCTCCTAGTTTAGTGTTTGCTGCAATACGCTGTTCTATAGTTAAACTAATATCATCTCTTAACTGTCTTTGTAATTCAGCATCCTTTTGGTATGTTAATTGTAATTGTCTTTGATTTGCTTCTGCTAATTTTACTTCTTTTCTTAGGTTTACTAAATCTTTAGCAAATTTTACTGTTTCTTTTGCAGCTTCTTTTGCATTTTTAATAAAGTCACTAAAACTTTCATTGTTGCCCACAACCGCCTCTTTAACACCATCAAAAGATTGTTTTGCTATTTCTCCTGCTTCTTTAAGTTCTCCTTTTAAAACCTTACCTACAGCTTTTCCTAATAAACCTAATCCTTTTACTACTGAAATAACTACTGTTCCTATTTGAGTTAATATGTCTCCAAAAACAGCACTAGCCACATTAAACTTGTCTAGTATTTCTTGATTAGCACTAAATTTATCTGCTAAAAATTGTAGAGCAGTAATTACAGCACCAATACCTATAGCTTTCCAAGCTAAACCAATACCTCTAAATCCTGTAGCTAAAGCCGTAGTACCCTTTTCTGTTTGTTTAGCAGTTGTACTTATATCAGCTAATTGTTTTTCAACTGCTTCTAGTCTTTTTATTGCTTCTTCAGCGTCTATTTGTAGCTTTACTGTTTTTTCTATCGCCATAGTAATCTTATTAATTGTTTAAACATTCTTCTGAAACTTGTGTGGTATTCTTCCATACCATAAGCAAAATCTAACTCTTTGTCAGTATATTCTACTAGCTGTATGTGGTCTATAGTAGGTATTACTAATTTTGCCATTGATTCTATATACTTTTTTAATTCCATAACATATAATCTCCATTTTGGAATAAGATGTTATCGCCATTTTGGAATAATGCCCAATTTCCATCATATTCTAAATTCATATTATTAATTCTATTTACACTTATGTCTGCTTTAAGATTCCATAATCTTTTAGTATCTGTTTGGCTATCTGCTAAACCAAACGTCAATACATTTTGTCCGTCAGCATTTGCTTGTACTTGTATATTCATTGTACAACTAGCTGCTATAGTTGCCTCAGTAATGCTAAATTCTTGCACACCCCCTGCCGTACCTACTCTAATCACTTGTCCTTTAGTTATTCTAAAACCCGCATAATAAGCTACTGCCTCTGTTCTTCCTAGTGGATATGTTGCACTTGTGCCACCCACTACAGTAACTAAAGTATTTACTCTAACAAGTAGATTTACATTATCAGGAATCAATAGTGGTTTGCCGTATGGGTCGCCTTCAGGATATGCAAAAGATGATGTGTTCCCTACAGTATAACCGCTTAAAGTAATTCTATGATTCTCACCTGAATACTGTGGTGTTTTTCTGTTTTTACTTTTGTATTTTATTATAATGTCATCACCATAAGTAGGTAATAGATTCTGACTGTATTTGGTGTTATTTACACCTCTAATTAATGGTCTATCTCTACCACCTAATTTATCATATATAAGAGTTCTAAGCTGTCCTTGATTTAAGATGTTAGTAGATGATAAAATACTTTTTATTCTTAACGGTAAACTACTTGCATTAGCAATACAAGGATATAAGCCATTAGATGCCTGTGATGTATAATTCCACATAACTATACCACCATTACAAGTACAACACTCAGGACTTGTATATGTTCCTAAAAAGTTAGGAGCAGTAGTGTCAGGCGTACATCCAGGATTATCATCAGGACACCACAAGTAGAAAGTATCAAATAATAAATTACTATCTCCGACAGTTCCTATAGAATAATCACAGCCATTACAATTAGACCTAGTATCTAATGATTTTATTAATGTAACCTTTGTAGATGCTTTAGCACCTACTTGATAGTTCTGTATTTTTAGTATTCTCCAATATGTGTCTTTTATAAAAATTTCATCAGCAAAGCTAAAATCAAATATATCTACCTCATTAAGATTTAGATAGCATTCCATTATTCTAGCTTCAGAACTATATATATTGTCTAGGTATGGTTTCCAGTATTCTCCGTATAATGTTTTATTAAACCAGTTTCCTATATATCCTTGATAATTAAATACCTGTAAATTACCAACTATTGGTGGTGTAGCGTTCCAATATAAAGAACGATTATCTTCTGAAAGTGTATAAACATTACTGCTAGGTGTTATATCAAAAGGTGTACAAACAGGATAAGTATTAAATGTATAAGCTGTAATTGCAGTTGCCGTAGCTTTGTGCATATAATAATTTACCTGCGAACCTGCTGTACTTAAAGTATTAGTAGCCGTCCCATTATACCAATATAATTTTGGTTTTGTTTTTTTAATTTTATTTGCAAATACACCATCGTTATTTTCATAGCTATATTCATACTGTACTGCCATATTAGGTAGTAATGTTCCAAACTGCTCGTCATCAGTAACAAATACTTGACTATTTATATAAGGAGAAAATATAGATTCATTCTTTAATTCTCCTGTTGCAAACTCATTATTAAATTCATCTATTTTAAGATGTCCAAATACATTTACTTCAGGATATCTTTCTTTAAATGATTTGTTGTATAAATCAACATCTTCTTGGTCTGTAAGGTGTATTGTTTTTTTCTGTAATTCTGTAGTATCTTTTACTACTATTTCTTTAGATGTATCTAGTTTATCTGTCCATTGTTTTATCTCTCCACTTGCTATAAAGTCATCATACGGCTCTATGATTAAATTAGTATCATCATTAGGGTCTGTTAATATAACTAGATTAAATCTTTGTATTATGTCTTTTAAAAATGCTCTCTGTGTGATATCAGCATCTATACAAGCAGGAACATCTACAGTAGCACCGAAGATATTTGTGCTATATCCTACCCAATCTATTCTTATAGTATTGTAAAAAGTTCCACAATTTAAAGCGTCTGAAGTAGCAAAACCAAAAGTAAAAGTGCTACCTGAACCTGCATTGTCTTGTTGCAGTTGATTTACTTCTACTATTATTTGTGCAGATTTACCTGGAGGCATTTCTTCTAAAGATAAAGAATGAGTTACTGTTAATGCAGAGTTCCACAAATTTAAAGCTGTTACTACAAACTCTGAGGAATCGCCATATATAACATCTGTAGCTGCACCAGTCGCAACATCCCATTCTCTTAAATATGCTCTAATAGTCATTGTGCCACCACAATTTTTAAAATTACTCCAAGCAGGAATGTGAGAAAATACTACTTGTTCCATTGTAGTATCTTGTTTTGTAAAATAGTTGTTAGTTGTATTCCAAATACTGTCAGGGTCAGCAGGTGTAGTACAAGTTCCTGAAGCTGATGTAGTATTAGCAGGAACTACTGCATCAAAAATTTTACAACCTGAATCTCCTGCTGATATTGAATTAACCCCCCATTGTGCATTATTAGATACCTGCATAACACCACTAGGAGCAGCGTTTGTATTAGTAGTAGGTAAAGCACTTTGTTCTAATGCTGTTCCTGTTGTCATAAATATCTTACCAAAATACTTATCAGAAGAATAGTCACCTGTACCACTTATAAAATCAGAAGTATAAGAAAATCCTGCTTTAGCCATTATTCTGTCAAATAGATACTTGATTTGAATAGCAGGTCTAAATTGGTTTATATCTACAGAATAGTCGTATGCTGCTTCTACACCACTATCACTAACTAAAGTGTTAGCATTAGTTTGGTCTAGGTTTAAATATCTAGCTTCACTACCATAATAGAATTTTTCTCTAGTTACAGAAATAGGATACATTACCTTTTGAACATCAAAATCAGTATCTCTTAAAGCTGTTCCTGCTGCATTTTGAAAAGAACTACTGCCACCATTCCAAGATGCTTCTATATTTGTATTATTATAAACGTGGTTAAGGTCTGCACTATAGCTACCATTATCTTCTTTAAATACATCTTTTAGTCTTTGCTCTCCTATTGTGCTAAATAGTGAGGCACTACTAGACATTAATACTACTTCATAACATTGTGCTTTTTTATATACAGATTTTAGTTGTAATGCACCCTCAAACTGTGGCACAGCTCCTATATATAAAACTGCATCAAATTTAGTTCTAGTGTTAAATACTAATGTGTCTAGGTTTACATTATACCAATCCTGAAAGAACTGATTATTGTTGTCTGTAAATGGTAATTTAAATGTTTGGCTAAAGCTACCCTTTCTAGTTTCAGGTTCTTTAACATCACTAAACTGATAATTAAGCGATATATTAGGTGCTTCTTGTAGGTCTAAATTATAAGCCGTAGTAGAAGATGCTCCACTTGTGGCTTTCCTATATGCTACTAATCTTACATTCATTAGCTATTTGTATTTAGTGGATTAGCGTATTCTATATTTATAGTGTATTGTATTTTTCTATCGTTAGCTACTGTTTTTCTAACAAAACTGCTGTCAGTAATTATTACTGCTTCTGTATATGTAGTATCTGCATTTTCTACTATATAAACATCTGTAGACATTATTAGCTTTTCTAATAAGTTAGCATCTTGTTCTGTAATCCAATCAGTATTAAGAGTTTCTTTTAGCATAGCTGTAGTTTGTCTTGTCTTTTTGCCTCTTTGTGTATTATTGTATCTCCATCTACTTCCGTTAAAAGTTCCTAACATTGTACTATAATTATCTTGCTGTACTTCTACAGTCTGTGTAGATTTCTTTTTAAAATTATAATAGTCATAGCCACCAACAGAATTACGCCAAGCTAATCTTCTTACTTTAAAACCTTTACAGCTTCCATCTTGTTTTATAAAATAGTATGGAGCTGTTTTAACTACATCTGATGAATCAGCACCTTGAATAGTATAATATACCCAATTAGTAAAAGCAGAAGGTCTAGCTGCTGTAGTTACAGATTGTGCTTGTAAATTACCTGGGCCTGCTCCAAAATAAACTAACCTTTCTGCATCTGTATTAGTTTCTGATGTAGGATTAGAGCCACCGTTAGCGGTAGTGTTAGCAATGTTTTGTGTACTTCCTATTTGGCTACCTGCACTATCATAGTATTTTATAAGTATTCTTTCAATATCGCTATCAAAATTAGAATTGTCGTTTAAGAGGGCAACTGTGTGATAGTCAGCTTCTTGAATGTAGTTAATATATCCACTTAAATTGTAATCTCCTGCACTTGTTTCTACATCACTTAAAAATCTATCAGTTCCGCCATTACCATTAAATACGTTAAAATCAGTTCCTTGAACATAATCAGAGTCCGAACTTCTTGGAGTCATTAAAGGTAGTGATGCTTGTAAATAATATAAAGTGTCATTAACAGTAGGACTTGTATCTTCAGCAGGAATAGCAGAAGCAGTAGAACTATATTGTTGATATGCTTTTACAAATATAGTTTGTATCTGTGTGCCATCTGTATTTCTATCTCCATTTACACTAAAAGGTTTAGCTGCCGTATTTACTCCTATTTTATGTATTGTTCTAAATGGTTGTCCAGAATCATTTTGGTCGAACACCGTATCTACTAAAACGCTATTAGCAATATCTCTTAAATCAAAAAAAGCTCTAGCTTCATTAGCGGAAACATCAGGACTATAGCCGTTTCTTCTTTGTTTTATTTTACCTAGTAATGTTCCTGAAGCATCATCTAATCTAACCTCTAGTATTAACTTAAAATAGAACAAACCACTAATGTCATCTTGATGCACCATATATCCTATTAATGGTGTCCAGTTAGTAATAACAGGAACTTTAGAAGTTGTGTTTACGGGTTTCTGTACAAATGATATACTGCCTAATGCCATATTCTAATCTTTTAATGTTTGCTCTAATGCTAATTCTAAATCATCAGCAAAAGATTTTACTATATTGTCTGTTTGTTTTTTTAATTGTTGTGTAAATGGTTTACTAAAAAACTGTGTTCTTTCAAGTCCTCTTTGAAATATAGAACGCTGTATTAAGAACGCTAAACTCTTTCTAGCTATAAATCTACCTGACTCATCTCTTGCTGCTCTTAATGGTTTGCTTACAATCCATTTATCTATAAATCTTCTAGGTGGCATTTTAGTAGAATACTTAAATGGACTGCCTTGTCCTCTTGCTCTACCAGAACCTTTAAATCCTCCTGCACCTCTTACACCTTCATCTACAAATTGCCAATAATCATCAGCTCTACCAAACTCAAATTCTAATGTAACAGAATCTTTAGATGCAGTTACTAAATAATCAAAATCATTAAATAAAGTATTAGGACTTGTAGTTTTTTTCTTACGTTTAAGAATACCACGTCCTTCCCTAACGACATTGCCACCAAGTTTTTGTAATGATTGTATGGTGTTTTTAAATTGCATTATGAATTAGGTGCTATTGGTGCAACGCACAGATTGTTAGTATTATTTACTTGAACACTTAAATTAGCAGACCATCCTGTTAAAAGGTTATTGAAACGAGCTGTAAAAGGGTCTGCTGTTACAGGAAGATTTAATACTACTTCGCCATCTACCCAAGATGCAGTAACTAAGCTATGTTTAAATTCATTTAAAACATCTTGTAGTATTTGTAGTGTTTCAGAATAAGTATCTAATCTACCTACTCTTTCTTTAGTTCTTGTACCCCCTGCTGTCTGTCCTGTGGTTTCATCTATCTCGTCATTAATCATATCCATAACATATATAGTAAAATTATATGTCAA